AATAGCGATTATCATAAGAAAACGCGCAACCCTGAACGTCGGCACCCGGGAGGTTGGCCGGATTCGCGAGTTTGGTAAAGACATCATTTTCCCCGCGTTTATAGATATAGATCCACGGGCTTGCCGACGCTCCGATACAAAGATATTTTCCGTCTTGCGAAAAACACGTTGCACTTGTAGCGCTGGACGGCAACACGTCCGGATCGGGGATTTTCTGAAAGACATCGCCAGTGTGATTGTATAAAATCACATCCTGGTCAGCCCGAGAAACAACAGACAAAAGTACCGAAAAAGTTTGATCGGTTATACTCCACGCCTCCGAACCATAGCAATTCAATTTGTACAACAGGTAATCGGGATGGGCAAAATACATCGAATCTTCTGCTTGCGCGTATTTCAGCTCAAACAAATCTGCTTCGGCCCACGGGGCGGCGATCTCCAGGTTGCCCCCGCCCGACTGCACCAATGCCCCATCTTTCCAAACCCGGATCAACAGGTTAGACAGCTCCAACACGTATGCCTGGCCCGAAGACGCTACAAACGGAATCAGGCGGACGGTCCCGGTGTTGGTTTTAGCCCCGCCACAATAGTACGTTCCGGGCCGGCGATCGACGCCGCCAGAGGGATGTACGATCAGATTTTCCAGGGTTCGCACGGTCCTGGCGTAATCGGGAGCATCAACGCGCCCAGCAAAGCGAGGAGAGACCTCGCCCCCGGTGAAGTTGTTGAAAAAAGGTTCGGATTTCATGATTAATCGTTGTCCAGGGCATCTACCCAGAGGTCGGATCCGGAATCGGGCTCCTGGCGCCACCGGGCATCGTGCTGTTTCGCGGCCATGAGGGCCATGGCAAAATCCTGGGCCATGATCTGCTTGAGGGAAAGAGCCTTGCCCAGCGGGATTGCCAGGACCTCGGCCAGACGAGAGGCGATGGCCTCTACCAGAAGGGCGGCCATCTTGAAAGCAGTTTCGTCATCCTCTTCCTTGATGTACCGGATGTAACAGGTATCCGCATCGATCAGGAGCTTCCCCGCCTCCACGACATAGGGCAGGTCCCAATCAACAACTTCCACCAGATACAAACAGTCATTGGGGAGGGTGTACTGATAGGCGTATCCGGAATTGGGCTCGGTTTCGTCCGCGCTCAACTCCTCTGAACGCACCACGATTTCTTTCCAGTCGTACAACTGAAATACAGTATTCAGGACGTGCTGGTAGTGCTGATTACAAAGATCTGTTGCCTTGTCGTCACCACTAAGATCGGTAAGGGTTTGCTCGCCCAGCTTGGATAGAGCCAGATTGCATATCGAAACATCGGTATAGACCACCAATTACCTCCAAAAGAAAGCCCCCGGAGTTTCCCCCAGGGGCTCGATTGACTGCGTTCTATCTCTTACGCGTCGCCAGGGGCCAGTTCGACCCGAAGCTTACCACCGGCAGTTACGGCAGTTTCCGCGTAGAAATACGCGGACACGAACTGAGAGAGGTCCTGCGCGGGCAGGGCCACGCGGGCGATCCGTCCGGCCACCGAAGCGGTCGCGGCAGAGATAGGCCCAATGGCCATTCTCTGGTTGTCGCCCGGAGAGGTTGTCCCGGTCTTAACGTAGATCGAGAATACCTCGGCTCCGGAGGCGAAACCTCCGTCCGAGAACACGTGGACGTACAGGGGAGACCCCTTCCCGGGTTCGGCAATCGAGCCAAAATCCAGGACGCCCAGGCTCTTCGAGTTGGTGCACTCAGTCAGAGCGCAGAACTGGTTTTTGTAATCAAGAATCATACGGCTCCTCCTTAGCTCACCACGGCTTCTGTGTTCTTGATCTTCTCGTGCACCCGAATCGGGGCATTTTTGAAGTAGAGCACATCGCCGATACCGTCGACCTTGACCCAGCGCAGAATGGAATCCGCACCGTTCTTGGCCGCGATTTCGAGTTGCGACTTGACCGTGCTGTTGACGTACATCACAGCACCCTGACCCTCGTTAGGCATTTCGTTCAAGGCCTTGATTCCCAGGTCGATGTCGAAGTGGTTGGCGGTCGTGGTACCGATGTTGGCGATCCGCTGGATGCACCGATCATCCCATACCGCGATGCCCATGTTGAACTTGAACTGGGTTACGAAAGCCACGAACTTGTAGCCGGAATCCACTCCGTCTTCCACGAGCATCTTGCCAAGGTCGATCATCTTGATGAAGTCGTTCATGGCGTTTCTCGGATACACGAAGTGTACCTTGCGCTTTCCCCACTGCATGAGGTAAGCGCTGGTGACAGAATCACCGGTCGCGTCCCCACAGTCCCACACATTCGCCTTGGACAAAGCGTTGTACCGGACCTGAAATCCGTCGAAAGCCAGGGGCTCGGCGGCCAGGCTCTTGTACAGGACGGCATCGCCCATGGTCTGGGCCAAGCCCTCCACGTGAGCAATGTCCTCGTCGTAGCGGAACTCTTTGGGGTTCGGGGCCAAATCTATGAGGTATTCATCGACCTCACTGCGATCCTCGATCAATCCGATAGACTCGGTGATCTGTTTGGTTTGTGATGCGGACTTCGGCACACCTTTGTTGACCTGCCGGAAAGATCCGGTGGGCAAATAGGTGCGCTGATTGATCACGTGCCCGGTCAGCTGGTTGGCTTCCACCCACACAGCGTCTCGAAGCATCGGGACCTTTTTGTCGAGAACCTCGGCAATAGCCAGCATCTTCTTGTTGTTGGTTCTCTTGGCCAGCTCGACAAGAGTGAGCTGATCAGCAATAGCCATATTTTTCTCCTTATGGCGGTATGTCAGCTCCCCTGCTCAGCGCGCTTCATTCCCAACCAAGCCAAACGATCCTTATCCCCCGAAAGGTTACGTTTCGCGTAACTTGCAGGTGCACTACTACGAACTGGTTTTGGGAGTCTTGGGGCTAAGCGCGACGCGCCTATGGCCCCATTGTCATTTCTTTTTGATGTCCAGGTTGTACCTGGGGATGTGCATAAATCTTCCAGCCCAACTCCTTGGCCCGCATGCACCATGCGAAATCCTCGGACGGGAAGAGGATCCTCCCGTTGGGCAAAGTACGCACATCAGGTCGGAACCATGGATATTCCATGGATTCAAACACGCCCTTTTTAATCAGGATAAAGGCAAACCCGGCAAAGTCGGCCTCGAATAGACCGCCCTGCTCCGCAAACTCCTTGACCGCGGAATTACGGACAAATAACGACGGATTGAAATCGTTAAACAGTCCCACTGCTGCATGCTGCGGTGAAACTGGCACGAATCCGCTGATGATGTCCTGATCCGCATCAACGAGCCTCTGAATGTCTTCCGGTTCCCACACGGTGTCACTATCGATCCACATTGCGAAATCGTAGTCCTGGCCCATGAACGGCTGCAATCGTTGTTCTGGCAGCTCTGGATTCTTGTCCATCGACACGAGATCGTTGCGGCAGTGAAACACGCTTGAGGAATATCCCCAAGACAACTCTATCTCGGTACCGGTCCTCATGCAGTAGGCCAGCGTCTTTGTCCAGCTCTGCATGAAACCCTGCGTGAAGCTCTTCCCCGGTAAACAGAAGATAATTTTCATTACCATCTATTCCTGACGGGAGCATCCTTCATGGAAGGATATATCTCGTTCAACAGTTTCTCGTCCCCGGTGGCGCCATCCTTGGCACTGCCAGGCTCGAGCTGGTCTTCGCCAATCGCTTCTCCGATCTTGGCAAACGCCTTGATGACCTCGGGGTGAGCTATAAAACCAGAGGCTGTAAAAGCCTTCTGCAGCTCCTCGCTACCGAAAGCGTCCAGGGCACGCTGGGCCAATTCGCTCTTGGCCTCAAACTCATCGCCCCAATCCTTTTTCAGCTGCCCCAGGGCCTCGTCTTTGCGCTTTGCGTCCGCGGCCAGCGCGGCCTTGTACTGATCGAAGATGGTTTGGTTAAACCATTTGTAGGCTTCCTTCGCCTGTGCCTTTGTGAAGTTGCTCGCCTTCGCGAACTCACGAAAAGCCTTTTGCGTGTCGGCATCTTCCTCGAAACCTTCGGGGGCTTCGGGCATCTCCAGCTCGTACTCGTCCACTGACTCGGGAGCCGTTTCAATGCCGTCGGCCTTAACCTTCAATTCCTTGAAAGCGCCGGCAAACTCCGGGATGGACTGGTACTGTGCGAAGTCCTTGTTTTCTTTGTCCTCGTCGCCCAGCTGTGCCATCCACTTAGGAAACTCAGGGGCGTTTCCCTCGCCCGTGTTGTCCGGCTCTCCTCCGCCGGCTGCACCGGAATCGGCTTCGAACCGAACGTTCCGGATCAGGTTGGTGTTGTCAATCAACATTACCCATACTCCTTAAATGTGTTTTGTTGCGTTGTATTACTGCTTGTGTATATGCAGTGCCCAACGCATGAAAAGCTTGAGGAATCTCATGTCCTCGTCTTTTCGGGTAGGACCAGCGGCCAATTTTGCCTGATAGACACCCAGCCAGGTTCGGTCAGACTTGGCAATGCCAGTCTCCAGTTCCAGCTTGTCGATCGGGCCATTCTCAGCCACCAGGGCTCCTGCTACGTCGTTCGTGTTAAGCATTTATGCCTCCTACTTAGTCCGGATTGGACTTATTGAATAGCTCCTGAACCAGGAGTTCTTTATTGACCTCCTTGAAGATCGAACAGTTCTTCAAGAGTTCAACAGCATAGTTATGTCGGGCCATCAACTCGGGGTCCGATGCAAGCTCGTCAAACCAACCCAGGTCATCGAGCATGTCCACAAACACCTCACGGCCCAACCGGGTGCTAAACAACATCCGGTACTTGTCTTTCATTTTCTTGGTCTTTAGCCTCACGACGGCACCACCTTGTTGCCCGCGTTCATCATCTGATCAAGAATACTGCCCCGCTCGGGCTTCTTGGCCAACTTCGGGACAGCTCCCGCGGCAGTGTCCATGGCCTCGGCCTGTTGCTGTTGCTGCATCGCCTGTTGGCGCATTTCCCGTATCCG